TTACCCTGATAGGTTTTTCTTCAATGTTTCCAAATTTTCTTTTGTATCGTGAGACAGCACGTTGATAACCAATTCGGAAGGTTGGTCTGCCTCCTCCTTTTTTTCTGCGGTTGTAACCTTAGACAGAGCATTTGCATTGTAAACGCCAATACATTCACCCTCGAGCTGCTGCTGACGGATTGTCAATCGGAGATGCTCTATAGCCTCACCAAAGTGAGGGTCACACTCATATCGTGCGAAAGTAGCAAGACTGATCCCACAAAAAACGCATAGGCCTTCGATGGTGTATGGGCGTGACACAGGAAGCTCTACCACCTCTCCTACCCTTGCTCCCGAGCGGATCAGCTCGGCTTTGTGCCAGGGATTACTGTCGCACCACTCGAAGTATCTATATGCCTGTGCGAGAAGGCTGCCCGGGCTTTCATACCTTATCTCCCTGCCGTTGTTTTCACGGCTTTTGTAACAGGTTTTGCGGGCAGCCATTATTTATCTTTTTTCAAATGTTTCTTTGCTGTCTTTACTGATGCGGATTGTACTACGGTAGTTTCTTTATCTGCAATACGCTCGTTATCGGAGTTTTTAGCAAGCCAGTTTTTCAACTCTCTTACTTTGCGTATCAGGCAACTGGCGCACGACTGAGAGGTTTCGTTTGTGCCGAAAACCCGATTATATAATCCATAGATACGGCTCATCGAGTAACGGTGTGTTTTCTCTACTTCGCGTACCAATGCTTCTACTTCTGATCTTAATGCTAGATTTGTCATTTTACTATTTTTTTGTTGTCGATATATTTTACAAGGAAAAATATGATGAACGCAACTACAATGCCGATACCTGCCAAAGTCCACGATTGCCTTGCAAAAGCAAATATCCCGAACAGCATCCATGTGAGGTGAAAGGTGACACAGGGACGACAATTGAAAGGCTTTCGGTCGAGAATAGTCCACACTTCGGGAAGCCTTAGCGACAGCACCACTCCGCAGTAAAGGGAGGTGACAATGCAACACAGCATCGTAATAATGATAGTTAGCGCATCCATATATAATAAGATAATTTTGTAGAGAAATAATGCAGTTTTTGGGGGAGGAAAGAGAAAAATATCCTCCTCCCTTTATGAAGAAGGAAGGAGGATAGATAATATTATTTATACAAGATTTTATTACTCTACCGTAGGATCTAATCCACCTACGCCATCGACCGACACAAAGTAATAAATAGTAACAGATTCTTTATCATTACTTGCTGTTACCCAGATTGTCATCCCAAATCCCTTACTTATAATATGCTTCTTGTCTACTGTTACAATTGGGCTTGTCTTACTGCCTTTATATTCGACCGGAAAACCACCATACCACTGAAATTTGGTTGCTCCCCTTATTTCGCTACCGAAGGTTAACGACCCAACTCTGTCGAGTCTACTTATGTCGGTATAGTTCTTGATAGCATTGTAAGAGATGGAACTAGGGTTTGGATCTAAAATAATGCGAACACTGGAGTCTTCAACTGCATAGCTTTGTCCATTATAGGAGACTGTTGCCTTAGCAATGGCATTACCTTCACGTGCAGCATAATATACTGCTTCACATGTACCCTCTCCCGAAAGTAGAGATAGTAGCATTGAGCCTTGCCAATTTACTACTACCTGGTCTCTTATATTAGAAGGAATATCTAATGTATAAGTAATTTTATTCCCTTGATAAACTAGCGAGCTACTCGGAATCATTTTGGCAGGCTGGCCTTCTATTTCTACTTCTTCTCTCGCTTTAAACACCCCATATTCTGCCCTAATCTCTGAACTTATATTTGTATGAGTATATTTAACTACAAAGGTTATCCTTTTAAAGTCATTATCAGATTTGTTGGGTATTCTTCTTAAATGGTTACTATTATAAGTCCAGGAAATATCACCTTCTTTTACTACAGCGTTGACAACTTTACAATAACAAATTATAGTATCTCCAGGATATGCAGGATATGTAGATGATAATAGTCGATTGTCCACTGTGGAGGTAATTATTTCATCAATATATGGAAAACCTGTACTGCCACCCATTTCGCCGCTTGCACTTTTATACTCTATATCCAAATACAAATCTTTAATATCTCCAGTAAATCTTATTACCTTACTTTCATCGACATGATTTATTGCTAAATATAACTTTTTACCGATTGCATTCTTCGTTGTTATCTTCAATGCTTCACTTGACAAGGCTTTCCCATACCCTTCTCTTTGCATATCTGTACTAATGAGATCAAGATTAGTTATTCCTTTCAGGCTATTCCAAATAACCTCATTAGCATCCATGTAGTTTCCACATGAATATAGCTTAATCTTCCCGTTGAAATTATTATCATACGCTATCACACTTGTTAACTGTAATGATGCGGAAACAATTGTAACATCCTTGGGTAAAGATGAAAGATCAAATTCCAAATATCCTCTACCATAAGTACTGGTAGTAGCATCGTAACCGACAAAAAAACGCTTCGGATCTTTCTCTATAGATTGCTTTGCATAAGTAGTACCTTTTTTAGTTACTCCTACAAAGCTGGCTTTGGGATAAATTCGAACAAAGGTCTGCCCCATAATCGTAATCGATCCAAAGCCAAGAAAGAGCATTAGCATCAATAAAATTTTCTTCATAAGCTTAATAATTAGTTTAATAGTTCTTTTTAGAAATGTTTTGAATTCAATAAACACATGTGCACAATAAGATAATATTGAATAAAAAAGATGACGGTTTTTTCACGATTTGGATGATATTTTTTTTATGAAATTGCGAAATACTTCGCTCTTCAGTACGACAGACAAGGATTATAGCCGTGAGTAATATGCAGGACAATGAAATTTCCCCTCAAATATTTATCAGATAGTCTTTTATTCCTCTTAAGAGAAACTCCCTCAGAAAATTAAGCAGAAAACACCTACATTACTTTTTTCAATAGCTAATAGACAGAAGTTATTGTATATTTTAACTATTAATAGACAATCCGCTACCAATGACGTATTTAGTACACTAATACAAATCGATTAAGCCCCACAAATAGGCTTCAAATGCTACAAACACGTACACTCCAAAGCTTCCCGAAAGGACAAATATTATTTTATTTACTTTTAAAGTGCTAACTTCGCAGCGAACTTTAGGGCAAATACTAACACAAATTACACTGCATTATTTTTATTTTTTAATACACAAAACTATTATGATAAAATATATAATATTATTATTAGGAATCAGTATCAGTATCTTCTCGCAAGCCCAAGTAACCATCGGGTCTGCCAGCGAGCCTGTCTATGGTGCTATCCTCCAACTCAAAGAGAATGACTCGAAGGGTACAAATGCCACTAAAGGCTTTGGTTTTCCGAGAGTTTTTTTATCAAACGGAGACAAACTGTTTCCTATGTTCCCAGAGGGATACAATATCGTACAAGACACGATAAACGAAGGACTAACGGTATACAACACCAATCCTAAGTTTTCTAACGGACGAGGTATATATACATGGCAACTAAACGACTCTTTGTATACATGGACAGCCCTGAAACCAAAAGTGGCGGTTGTAGAAAAAACATTGGCGGTTGTAGTCAAGAATGACAACCAGACTATCGCCGCAAGAACAAATAGTGAAACAAATCCGGCGAGAACAAATATTATATGGGATTCGATAAAAGGTATAAATACAGAAGGCATAAAAATTATAAACAACACAGATATATATCTTCCTCCTCTCAAAGACTTTAAGATAACCGGCTACGTTGGCATTTTTACAAATGGCACTGATGGAAGCGCAACTTATATCGCTAGCCGTTTCTACCTGATAAAAAATAATAATCCGACTCTTGTTTCACTGCCAATATCTACATGGGGATATTCTGAATCATCTACAGAAAGCTATCACGATGGCGGTGTCACAAACCCGATATGTATTTTGAACTAAGGAAAGGAAGGTTCATTAATACGAATGATAGCCAACGGACCGGCAAACAATAGAGTCACACGCATGGCGGCATCTACATCACATGATGCCAAATATATGAGCTCGATAGGTAGCTATCTACTGATAGAAGAATTATAAAAAACTATAAGCCTTAATAGCATTACATATCCTTACTAAAATGTAAGATCGTTTCTACACAACAGACAGGACTTCCCAACCTTACAGCCCTTTATTTTATATTGTCATGTGGCAGATATAAAATAAAGGGCTTTTTTTATTATATAATTCGCAACTGTAATACCAATAAGAATTTCTATACTAATTCTTTGCGTCTTTCGGCAAACTCTTTATTGGCAAGCACCCCTTTCTTGATGCGCGAGATAGCCCGCTGTATATTATGCGCCTTAACCCCAGTAATTTCCGATAGAGAAGTATAGTTTATAGCAGGCTTGAGAGAAATATACATCTTAAACAGCTCGAAATCACGAATATCATAATTATCATATACATACTGCATTATATCCGACTCCAACTTACTTTGCTTGGCTTCGATCTCACGGAAATAGCCGCTATCTACATCCGACTTGTCGTAGTTGGGCAACAGCTCGCAATATCTGTTTTGCTTGATACCCTCGGCCATCAGATTGGTATAATACGAACGGATAAAATAGTGCATGTAATTCTCTATTTTGTTTCCCGAGAAGAGAATGTTCTCGTACATTTTCAGGTAGCTGTCGTTGAAAACATCGCAGTTGTACGAACGACGCACCTCAAGATATTGTGTCAGTTTTTTATTATTGTCGGCAAACCAACGGTTGAAAGCTTCTGCCTTTTCGGCAAAAACAACGTCCGACATATCACGTTCTTTACTGAAATACTTTTTCCCTTTGTTGCCTTTGCTTACGTTGAATAATAGCATAATATAATAAGATAAAGAATGGTTAATAATTGATTATAAATACGTTGAATACACTTTCGAGATAAAGATCACCGCACAAAAAAGAGCAGGCGATGCCCATCAGGACGAAAATCCCGACAATTGTTAATAGCTACAAATCATTTGTTAATCAGCGCCTTTGGCTCTGCCCTTTGAATTCGATGCGGCGGGTAACCGAAATTATGCGCTCCATTACCCGCTGACCATAGCGAGCCACAATCTGATCGCCGTTGAGATTGGTGGATACGATAACCAGTTTTCGGTATTTTTCGGCGGCATCCATCACTTCGGCAAAGGCTAGGCGGCGGTTGCCATAACTTACCAAAGTATCTTCCGTACCAATATCGTCGAGACTTATAATATGTTTCCTCAGCAGCTTGTCTATATCGCTGTTCATCCTTTGAGCATCATACACATTCACCACCTTGTTCATATACTTCAGCAAGATGGCAGGCAGCACATGATAACCCAGCATTGTTTTGCCACGACCATAGTCGCCATACAGAAAAAGTCCCCTCCCCCGATTGTCTGCCAGCCAGTCTGCCACCTCTTCATACTCGGGCAGCCAGTTCAATTCGCTCCTTTTCTGTGCCAGACAGTCTTTCATATAGTGATAGAGCACCGTGCGTGCTTCGGGCACACGGACTATCACTTGATTCTGAGGCACAGGCATATCGTGCTCTTTCATTCGGCTGCATATTTCGTTAAAATCGTTCATCTCCTAAGCTTTTTTGTTGTTTACTCTCGGCTACGGGCTGCATATAATCCTTCGACTTTTCCCACGTTCGGACAGCAGCCTGCCAGTTTTTCATTTTGTTACGCCCTATCATCCAGTCTTTTGCTGTATAGAAGTCTATAAACTTACGGGCATCCACCCTGCCGCCCCTTTGCTTGCAGTAAGCCTCCACCTCTTCGAAGGTGGGCACTACGAATGCGGATTTTGCATTGCTCTCATCGCCTGTAAAGGGTAACCGCTCCTTTTTAGGTTTTACCTGCTTCTTACTTGCCGGTCTGCACCCTTTTTTGTTGTACAACAGTGTATATACGGGCGAGCGAAGCCTGCGCTGTCCTGCCTCAAAGTCTATCAGCCCCTTCTCTTTTAGCCTGTTGCGTGCATCTATCATGGTCTTTTCGCTAAAACCGATCGTAGCGCAGATAATACCGTTGGTACACTCAAAAGGGTTTTCCCATTGGCGAGCATTCGACTCCTGCATCAGGAAGTAATACAGATCTGCCTCGCTGGAGCTCAATCGCACCTTACGGCGGATTTGCCAAAATAGATTTATGAGTTCAATGTAGTTCATACAAGCGATTAATTGTTTTACTGCCGGTGTTAGGTTAGTTCTTGTCGGAGAGGCACACATTGCACTCCCATTAGCTTGTGTAACTGTCGGAAAGTATATCCCGCGATTGTTCACATGCTTCGCTTTCGTTACGGTTATATTCGTCTACAATAGCTCGCAGGCGTGAAGTCAGCACAGCAGAGTCTTCGTAAAGCAAATCCCAGTCGCCATCGAGTACTTCAGAGGTTTTCAGTTGTACGGTATCCATGTATGTTTCAAACTCTACACACACCCGCACACCGTTAATCACATCGTCAAAATCGGGTATCTCCGACCTGTCGGACTCATACAAATGGCCGGTAACGGCTTTCACTAAGCTTGCCATCTGTCTTTCATTGCAATAGCAGTCAATTTTCAGTGCTCCCATTTTTCTTTCGTTTTAATTGCCAGATTGTATTTATTTTCTTTAATTTGATAGTAAATAATACTTTCAATACAAATATACACATATTTGTGAATACATTATACACATTTATGTGAATAATATAGTTAATTATAGTTAACTCTTATTGAATATATAATACAATCTAGATAATGAATAAGATAGCTCGGCAATCATTTTCTAGCAGAGACTTAAGAAGAAAGAAAAGAAGAAGAAAAAGCAAAATAATCACATTACATGCCCATTTAACAATACACATATTAGTGAACAATGGAAATACATGAGAGGATAAAGAAAATAAGGGAAGATTTGTTTAAAGGATCTAACAGCGAATTCGCCAGATCGATAGACGAAAAACCAAATACGACTAGCAACTGGATAAGTGGAAACCGAAAAATCGGATTGGAAGTGATAGAGAAAATACTTGCCCGCCTGCCACAGATAAATGCAAGCTGGCTACTCACCGAAGAAGGACCGATGATGAAAGTCGACGCCGACAAGGAAGAGCCATACCTGATAACAAAGGCAGGGGTGAAATACTTTCAGTTGGCAAACGGAAAATACCTGATGCGGGTTCCTTTTGTGCCTATAAAAGCCTATGCCAAGTACATAGACGACTATCGTGATGCCGAGTTTAGCGGTTCGCTCGACGAGTACAATTTCATTGTAGACCAGATAGGACACGGAAAGTATATGGCGTTTGAAATAAAGGGAGACAGCATGGACGACGATACACGCAAAAGCCTCGCAAACGGCGACATCGTGCTGGGGCGTGAACTGGGATCGGAACACTGGAGAGACAAGTTGCGTACAAATGAGTATCCCAACTGGATAATTGTGCTCGACAACACCATCCTCTGCAAACAGATTATAAATCAGGACGTAGAAAAAGGTACGATCACCTGCCATTCGCTGAACACCTCACCCGAATATTCAGACTTCGAGTTGAGCTTTAACGATATACGGCAGATGTTCAATATTATACAAAGGGTATCGAATATGATGTAACTTTTTGAGCAAAAGAAGAGACAAATATTAGCGCAGTAGGGGCGATTCCTTGTGGTCGCCCGGATACAAACGGGCAGGGACAAGCCACTGCCCCTACCTATAAGACATTGTCCCATCGTCCTTTCGGATTTGCAATCCGAAAGTCAGTCTTATTTGGATTTTAAATCCTCACAATAAAACTTCGGGGTTACAAACCCCGAAGGACGAAAACATTTTTATTATCATGAAAAACCTGAGTCTTATTTTAATCCTAGTTCTAATCGGAAGTTGCAGCAGCAAAAAGTTCATTTCAGGAACTGTTACTGACACAGAAGGAAATCCCATATACAATATAACAGTCAATTCGCCTCAAGCCATATATGGATCTCGTTTAACGGATAATAATGGAAAATTCCGGATTTGTGTAAGAAAAAGAGACTCGATCAGACTCTGTTTCGAACACAGATTATTCTTCTATTTTAATTACAATGGGCTAGAAGATTTTCAAGATTACTACAAGAAAGAGATAGATGTTAGAAAGGAAGATAAATATATAAATGTAACATTAGAGAAAACACCTGAGCGAATCCACTGTGATTCTCTAATAAGCAAGGCTCTCGATAGAGCATATTATATAAAGGGGCAGATTTATAATAAAAAAGGACAAGCATTACCATTGGTTGATGTTTTGGTTGAAGACCTTCCTTTCATTCCTAGGCAAACCCCTTTCTTCACAACCAGCGGGCTCAATGGCGTATACGAAATTGCTATACCCAATAGAGATTCAGTCCGAATTACATTCTCTGATATGTTAGATAAAAAGGAGAAAACAGTTACTATAAAAGGAGAAAACAGTAGAAACATAAATATTACATTAGAATAAATACTATTGCTACCCCCCTTTCGGATTTTAAATCCTGACGATAAAACTTCGGGGTTACAAACCCCGAAGGACGCAGTTGCAAATACCGAAGGACGAATAAAGTGATAATTATCAATTCTTCAAACTAAATAATATGAAGACTATATACACTATCCTATCGCTCACCATACTAACTGTATCGGGGTGTCGGTTTCAGCCAAATAATTCGGAAGGAATTATAGTCTTAAAACATACCGATGACACCCTTTCTTTAAGCATATTAGACTCATATTATAGAATCAGCAAATACAAAACCGTTAAGAAAGATGATACTTTGTATATTGAAGTACTATCAATATCCTCGCCCGACACAGTACCCAAGCCTGATTTGATACCAATAGATACGACCATCAAATATATTAAACTTCAAAGCGACACGATTATTGACGTTCAAAAGATACCTTTTCCGATTAGTCATTAAGACCCATCCCATCGTCCTCATCGTCCTTTCGGATTTGCAATCCGAAAGCTATTCTTATCCGGATTTTAAATCCTTACAATAAAACTTCGAGGTTACAAACCTCGAAGGACGAAGAGGACGAAGGAACCAACAGAAGGGAGAACCTTAAAATATGGGGAGTTTTCTAAAACTTAACCATAAAGACATGCCAATATAACAATAAATAAATATTATAAAATAGGGGAATGCCTAAATATGACTTTTTATGTGTTAAATCAAACATTAACATATTAAAAAGAAGACACTTAGACATGTGACCCACAACCCAAAATATGACTTTTTTAGGGCTGTAAAATTATGCTAAAAAATTATTTTTCTATTAACATAAAAATAAATATCAAAATTATAATTCTGTTACAGAAATAGATGTATATTTGATCATAAATAGCATATTATCAGGCAACACAAAACGTTCAAGACTTCATTTTCGATATGAATTTCGATATGAATTGAAATGAGTTCGGACACTACAAATCAATATTTCTGACGATAATTCATTAGAATCTTGTGCCTTAAATGTGCAAAAAGAGGTAAGCTCTTGTGAGATAGAGAGTGAGCACTAAAGTTAAGATTGATATTGTTGTTTTAGAAACAATGGAATAAATGTAATGTACAATATAAGTAATTCATAGAACAGTAAGTATGTTAACAAAAAGTAGTGATAAAATTAATACTTCAATAAATAATAAACCATAAATCAGGCAGAATGAACACAATACACTATTTATTCATCGTATCGCTTCTGATATTTGCAGTTTTCTTTCTTTTTGCAGGGTGGAAAAACATCAAACTATTGCTAGACGACTGGGATTACATCAAATCGAACAAAACGGGCGTAGGAAGATTCCTTTATGTTGCCGGTTTTGTAGGTATCGCTGTATTGCTCTCTGTCTTAGGCTTCATTTTCATCTACTTCCTACAGATTGCCAGTTCGCAAGCTTATCTATTTTCGGAGTAAAAACTAGAACAGAAAACTTTACAATAAACGAAGGCCTACGCCACCATTCCCTCTACATCAAAAGCAAAGGGAAAGACTATTTTTCGCTGGTCTTTCGAGTTTGCACGTTAAGATCACAACTGCAACAAGGCTATTCTTGTGCAAAAAAATGACAAAAACCCCCATATATATTCTACAAAAAAGTCATATAAAGCCCCCTACCGAAGAGGGTTAAACGACTGATATAAAAATTATTATTATCAGCATATCGGTACAAAAAGTCATATCGCACAAAAAATGATAAAAAAGGATTCATCTTATCATTAGATTTGCATAGAATTCATTGATATCACCTTTCCTTTTATGTGTAAGATTATGTCTAAATATTATATCTCCATTGAGCACACCGAGGACATCGACACCGGGCAATATGCGATCAATGATCCGGATATTCTGATCAAAAAGCGCAGCTTCTTGATATTTGACATGATTGTAAAAAACTTTGGAACGTATAACCGTGACTTAAAGGAATATGCTGATAGATATTGTAAAATATTAAACTCGGTATCTCTCTAAACATGATAAAATTTGTCTTTATATAAATCCGAAGAGGCTGTACACCCAACACAAGCCTCATCCATTCAAAAATCCTAATCCTTAAGATCATTCTCAGTAATTAAGAAAGGTCCACAAAATCACTTTGTAGACCTTTCACTTACACAAACTTTACAAACTACTTAATATATTAAAAAATACGAAAACCTATATTTTTTAATAAAAAAACAGATTAATAAAACTTTAGATTTTTCCTCAAAAAGAACAAAACTTATAAAATTATTTTGCTTTTTTTGATAGTTTGATAGTCCATATGAGAGTATTTAAAATAACTTATTATTGTTGTATTTGTAATGTTTACACAAAGATAGTCAATTTCACACATTATAAAAATTAATTCTCCTAAAAAAAATCACCTACAACCCTCTGTCAGAGCATATATGCTAATAATCCGTTAATATATAGCGTATTATATACGTCATAAAAAATGTGATTTTATTTAAAAAAATTTCAAACGCCTACTTTAAACCTCCGCATTACCAAATATCCGAGCAGAAACAGCAACAAAATCCTGCCACACCAGATCTGAAAAGACTGGAAAGAAGTCAGCCTGTTTACGTCCTGTACCTCTACCACCGGATAGGGCACGGCTATGCTGTCTGTCTTAAATACTGAATCCCTCACCACCTTGTCTCGATAGAGATATTTATACTTCTCGAGCCATACCGTATCGCCTTTCATCTTTATCAGCACAGAGTCGTACAGGTGAACCGAGTCACGCAACAGCTTGTCCCGATATTCCACCCTGACGCTTTCTACAGGCACATACACCGTTTTGGCCTTGCAAGACGCAAGTATCACAAGTAGTAAACAGACCGACAAGCCCGCTGCATATCGCTGTACAGATTTTAGAATCATTCTTCAAATTTTAAATCGTTAATCCTGTTTAACCACCCTTTCCTGAACTTTCGGTTAGCCGGACGTGCTGCCACAATCCTATTCACAAAGGCGATACGCTCTTGGCGGATTTTTTCGAAAAGTTCACACTGAGGTGTATAATTATTCACAGCAGCCAGCGTTTGGTTACCCACAACGCCATCGGCAATAACGCCCAACATCTTTTGCGGCAACTTGATGCCATAGCTACCCGAAGCCCATACCCAGTCGACAAGGATATTGGCTATGCTCTGATTGACAATCTTATCCCCCTGCCACTTGTCCCAATAGAGGCTTTTGAGCACATCCGCCCACTCTGCGTCTGAAATATTCTTCAGGTCGGCAACGGTGGTTGTGGCGTATCCTCTTTGGCGGCGGTAAAACCTATAGGTAGCTATCGTTATGCCCTTATTGGTGGCTCCGCCTCTATCGTCGGGATCGTCTACAAAGTCACCTTCCCATCGGAGAATAAATGGAATAAGCAGTTCAACCTTTGCCATCTTTGTCTTCATTTTTCTTTTCGTCTTCTACTTCTATGATATCGGTTTTCTTTCCAAAAAACTTTAGAATGTTTACCTTCACGCTTTTACCTCTCGAGGCGAAGTAATTCACATAAATGCTTTCCAATTCTACCCCGTATATAATCACAAGCATGAGCATAGGGAGCAACTCCACGCCAAAAGGCAAGGCAAAAGCCTGTCCGAAGGTGTATGCCAATATAACCCAGATGATGTAGCTGGTTATCTTGTCGATTGTACGGCGCACGGCTTTCGATTTCTTTACGTCTTCTTTTCTGGCTTTGGCGGCGGCTATCCCAAACTTCAGGTCGGCAAGCGTTAGTGTCAGCGCCAGGATCAAGAGCCATTTAGCCCAAATAAAGAAATCCAGAAGTCCTACTAAAAAATTATCGGTGTATGTCATAAGTTATTTTTTATTTGTTTGTTGTTTTTGTGATGAATGAAAATGTCGGATTATTCTCTTTGAGGAACGCCCGTCTTTCGGAATTACAAATTCCGAAAGTTTACGAAGCAGGGAAGTACAAATCCTACGTTGTAGGGGATTTGTAATCCCCTACAACGAGTTTACAAGAATGTGCCGTAATTGAGTCCGGCGTGTGTCTTATTAATAAATACCGCCTCCACTTTACTCCGGCTCTTTTCGCCTGCTTCTGATTTTTCGATCAATATCAAACTGATCTTGCTGTTTTGCAGAGACATTGTCTCTACATCCTTATTGTTCAAGTCTGCCATGTCATATCGGGTTTTGTGTGGTTATTTTCAATCTCCATTGCATAAATGCCCCTTTGATAGGAAAAGCCAATTCGCCCGGGTTACCACTCATTGCCAGCACCGAGTTGTAGAAGTCGGGGTGCCCCGATGCAATGTAATTGCCAGCCTTGTCTCGCTGCATTTCAGCCTGCTGCGCATTGTTGAGGCTCATAAGGCAACGCAGGTCGTTGGGCAATACATCAAACCATTTGGGCTTTTGCTCATTCTGCCAAAAAGCCTTGTCGGTGGCGTCTGTGTCGCTTTCGTTATAAAGGTCTTTCCAGCATCTTCGAAGCTGCACATTCCCTGTCAGCGAAAAAGTAGATTTTCCCGCCTCTGCCACAAACGAAGAATATGCCGGATAGGTTATTCCGTTGTATGTCACACTACCCGAAGCGTCGCTCACCAATTTGGGCTCTACAAAATACCAATATCCGGCTTGCAGGCTTCCCGAAGCAATTGCACCCGAAGGTATCTTGTTTACAATACGCATCTGAACGGTAGAGTGCAGCACCTTATCGAGCACCTCATACACAATGGGGTTAGACGTTTCGGGCACAAATGAAGTGACGCCTGCCACTCCGTTAAAAATATTGTTGCGGGAAATTACAGCCGAACTATACGTCACTCCGTTGTATTTCACCTTTTCCTCCTGACCATCCTTCGAACGCACAATGTAAGCACGATGTACACCATTGCTGTAAGGTACAATGCCTCCGTCTTTGTTTACCTCAACGGACGAAAATGATGGCGTGCTGTCGATCAATACGCCTTGATCTATAGGCAGATTGTGTATAATATCCAACTTATTGAGCTGATATTTACCTCCCAGCCAGATTATATTTGTAGCACATTCACCCGCTACAGCCTGCGAAACGTCGATATTGGAAGCCAATGCTATAGAGCCGTCCGCTATGGTAAGCGAGCTATTGGCATAGACCGGCGAAAAGCTTGCCGGCTTGCTTTTGTCGGATGTGATACCGATGGCGTCACATCTGTCGAAGGAATAGCCGAAATATACCAAATGCCTTTTTTCGTAATTGTGCAACGCAGAATCTTTTTTCACAAGACCGTCTACACACGAGTTTTTAGAGAAAATCCATTTGCCCTGCTTCATCGTCTCGCCCATGTCTGTCACATTGGGCACACTAATAGATTGCGCCTCGCAGCGGGCTACAAAATCAGCTCTCAGCTCCTCTTCCGTGTTACCGTTCAGTGCCTTGTACTCGGTTTCTCCTCCGATCTTGAGTTCGCAATCGTTGAATGCCACAAAATTATTCCTGTAACCGGATACATCGGAGCTCAAGATGGTTACCTTACAGTGATCGAACAAATCCAGATTGGTATTCGACAATACGGCATCGGGTACATTTATAAATGAGTTTCCCCCGTTGGTAGAAGTCTTGGCATAGAGCTTACAACTGTGTTTTGTTCCCGAAAGGTCTGAATAGATAGTACATCCGACAAATATATATCCGGTACGGTATAAAGGCTGTGATATATGCCTCACAGTCATATCATAGAAGTAAAGGCTATTTTGCCAAACAGAACCTTCCCCATAGGCATTTATGTTTTTATTCCATATCGTACTATCCATGCCACTACCTATCATATGCAAATAGTTGTAATTTGCACTCGCCTCTGTAACAATAGAGCCGGTATGGATACCACCGGAGAAGACGTTCTTGGTCACTCCCGAGTTTCGCTTTAGATCTATAACTCCATGAGACTTCGCAGGATTTGTCCTTGTGTACACAGATCGTGTCCTCTGATCGTAGGCTGTAGCACTTAGCGCAGAAAAGAAAGCAACATTATCTATACTCTCATCCAGCCTGCCGTACTTATCTCTATAATTATACTTGCCCATCGTCTTCTGTTTTTTCGGTTATTATCACTCGTCCTGTAGCCAGTACAAGAACATTACAATTGTCGAAGTCTGCCCTGTCGTTCTCTTTCAAATCGTTATACAATCGCCTGAATGAATGGGGCTGACTGTCAAACAGCAGATTGTCATCGACCTCAAATGTGACATCGTCTTTCTTTACTTCGTATATCATGGTAATGTAGCTTTTGCGTAAATAAATAAGTATCCGGTAGGCTCTGTGCCAACTTTTTCGACCTTAAATTCCACAAGCGACTTCGCCTTTATCTTTACCGATACGGTTTTACCCAAGAGCACTTCTATGCCGTCTACCCATAGTTTGGATACGTTCATCGCCTCTACCCGATAGATTATCATCTCCTCGCCTATAAACATTTCGTAGGGTGAAGCAAGCCCCATATTGATCGACATGCGACGCTCCAACTGCAACTGCTTGGCATATTCTGCCAGATTCTCGAACAGGTACTTGCCTGAGCTGAGCGCACCGTTGCTATCTTTCTTCGAACCGAATATCCAGAAACCGCTCGGGTCTTTGATTTCGGGAAGCTCCGACAAGGGGATAGCTGCTATTTTAGTGTTTTCTGCCATATTTTTTTTGATTTATTTTTATTCTAAAATCTTCTTTGTTCTTCTGATTCTCTTTTTCTATGCTATTTGTTTTATTCCTCTTTTTGTACTCTTTGTCATTGACTACACTACGTTCCGTCGAACGTTGTTTCTGAACGATAGAGCGGATAGGTAGGGACAGAGGCTTGTCCCTGCCCGTTTGTATCCGGACGACCACAAGGGTTCGCCCCTACTCCGCTAATATTCATCTCGTCTTCCTTCGTCCTTCGGGGTTTATAACCCCGAAGTTTTATCCTCCGTCCTTCGGGGTTTGCAACCCCGAAGTTTTAACATCAGGATTTAAAATCCGAATTGAAATGACTTTTGGATTGTAAATCCAAAAGGACGGTGAGACGATTCCTCAACATACCAAAGAAGGTAAAGCCGAAAAACAAGAGAGATCATTACATTATATCAATATTGCGAACTTTCCGTTTTCGGTAACTATCACCCTCCTGCTCTCTGTTCCCAACGCAAATATTTTGTTGAATTTTTCGGCATTCACCTCAAAGAGAGGATAGATAGAATCTTTGGAAAGCGTGATGCTGTATCCCGCCGTTTCGCCCAATTGCCCCGATACCTGCGAAAAGGCAAGCGTAGCCCCACCGTCGGAACCAAAAGAGTAAATATTGCCCTGCATATTCCTGAACACCACCAGATACTTGTTGCCAATGGCTTTGAGCAGGTTGTTGGTTTTGTCAGACTTGAGGGTATTCACAAAGGTGGTTAGTTGCTGCCTGTACAGTGCGCCATCGTTTGTTTCGGTGAAATTGCTTTCGCTAACTTCCGACAGCATGGTGTAAGAGGTGTCTACGTCTTTGAGGATGCGATCTACAAAACAGGAGTCGTACAGGGCATCATCTTTGAAGTAATATGCTGCAAAGTCCTTTATATCCAAAAGGTAAATCTCGGCTATACCTCCCGAATTGTATCCGCATGTGTGTTTTATATTCTGAACCAATCTGCAACTCATATTGTTCTGTTTTTTTTGAGACAAAGCGGCAACCGCCGTTAAAGCTGAATACCGCTTTATCAAGTATGTTTTCTTTAAACTTATGATGTGACATTCGTTCTCTCACTTTGCTTTTTTAGTTGCCCTTCGAGGGTTTAACTACCTTACACTCCGCTGATTGCTAATTGCAACCCCGAAGCTCTACTATGAGGATTTAAAATCCGAAAAGATGACAAAGAGGCGAATATCACAACTACATCGCAGAACAGGTTACGGAGTTATAACTGTCTTATCCACAATGGCAGTAACCACGTCCTCACCCTTGAGTAAGCGACCGATCTCCATCTCTGTTCCCGCCATTGTCACCGTCCAGCCGTTGGCATCAGCCTCAGCAGCACCCGAAGCGTAATTGAACGCCGTTGAGCTCAGCCCGTTGATGCGTCCCAGCACTACCGAACGGTTGCTCTTATCCACTACCACAGCCGTAAACTTACCAAGACTGAGAGCATCACCCTGATTAAGAATCGTATAGTCATACTCGCTGAGAGTAAAGTTTAGGGTGTGCGTACGGTATTTACCGCCGTTGCTGTTCTGTGCCAGTTCGTCGGAGAAAGAAGCCGTATTGTCTATAAAGTCCACCTTATAGGCTTTTGCACTGTCGGCAAGCGTGATAGCGCTGATCTCTCCTTCGGCCGAAAATTCGTATTCGTTAGCCGAATCGTGATTGATCAGATAAACCGATTTGATACCGGCAACGGAATACACACATGTTTTCTTTGTAATATTTGATGTTAATTTGCAAGACATAATTTTTATTTTTTTTGATTCGTTAATTTTTTGTCGCTTTTCTTTTTTTGACTTCTTTTGTTCTCTGTTCTTATCCTCTCCGTTCTTCGGGGTTTGCAATCCCGAAGCTTTATTATAAGGATTTAAAATCCGGATAAGAATCGCTTTTCTTTCATCTGCTTATCTGTTATTGATTCCTTGAATAATTATTATTTTTGTCAAAAACCTAAACTTATGAGAGAAGACTATAAAGGTATGACTGTCAATGAAAGGCTTTACGCAAGCGGATTACTTGATAAATTCGATAAAGCCGTTTCCGATAAGAACATACATTCTATAAAAGAGTTTCTACGAAATGTAGAGCTTTCGGATGAGAATATAACAGCTATATTGGATAGTCTCGATCTGACATAAAACCTTTCGTCCCCTTCGTCCTTCGGGGTTTGCAACCCTGAAGCTTTACTATTAGGATTTAAAATCCAGAGAATAATCGCTTTCGGATTGCAATTAGCAATCAACGGAGTGTAACGTAGTTAAATCCGAAAGAACGGTAGGATTTATTTGTTACTTTTGGTTTGTTATAATTATTTGTTATGAATCGCACTAAAATCACGAAACTGGATATATTTTCTGTTATCCTCGTTATTTGTATAAGTATACCTCTAATAATTTTATCCCTAAATAATGATGATAAGGTCATAAAACATGAGATGAATAATTACTTATATTTGCCAGATTCCGTTAAATCTGAAGTTAAAGGATTCGTTCTAAGAGAAAGATTTATAAAACAAAAAGGTGTTACTCTTATTGACTTATCCAATGGCGGAAAATACATGTTACGCGATGTATGGTTTATTAAGCGTGATTACTATATTTACAAACCGGCGAATAACGATTCCATCTATTTTTATGATAGAAATAACAAATTAGTAAACCATAAATTAAAATATTGATCCCTTCGTCCTTCGGGGTTTGCAACCACGAAGCTTTATTACTAGGATTTTAAATCCGGATTAGAATAACTTTCGGATTGCAATTAGCAATCAACGGAGTGTAACGTAGTTAAATCCGAAAGGACGGTGGCAGTGGCTTGTCCCTGCCCATTTATATACAGGCGACCACAAGGGATCGCCCCTACTCCTTTAATATCCATCTGAGAACAAAAGAAATCGTATACAAACTCTATTAGAACACTATATAACAGCCGATTAGTTACTTGGACTATAAAATACTACTTCGTCTTCGAAAGGGATAGCAAAGCCAAGGCGCAAACGTCCGTCGATGAAAATCTTATTATCGTTTGGAGCAGCAAACTGCCCTAAGCGGATTTCCTCCAAGTCGCGAACGAGGTCTGTACCTACAAGGAAGTTTTTAGAATCGGCGGCTATCATATCGTTATCGTCCAGCCCTTTCACAGGAACAATCTCCACGCCCATATAGCGCACCGAGTCGCCCTCTACTGCAAAGTTTGGACTAACCACTACATTGTCGCCCCAGATACCTCCCAACGCCATCTTGACCTTCATGTACGCCGAGTACGAAACGTAGATGTTCAGCGAGCCGTTTTCCAAGCCCATCGCCATTACATCTTCGGGGATGGAAGCGAAAACCTTTTCTACTTCTGCCAGTACATTTGCCTTTGTAAGCGATACGCCCAATAACTTAATGGCTTGTGTGCTGTCGGTCAATACTTTTACGGCTCCGTCGAAGTCGTTTGCGTCTGCCGAGCTGTCGCCTTTGAATATCTTGGTCTCGATCTCGCTGCTAAGTTCCGAAGCAAGGATTGTCATTGTTGCCTCTTCGAGGGTGGCGGGCAATTCCTGATTCTTGGCTCCCGGACTAAGCATCCATACGGTGCGTTTGCGCTCGAGGTCGTCGATGCACTGCTCGAGGTTGATTTTGTAGGTTTTTACTTTCAGTTCTTTTTCGCTTAGTTTGGCGATCTGGTTTGGTGTCCACGAGCAATCGCGTGAGTCTGCCTGAAGGATATTTCCTTCGAGGTCGATCAGGTTGAGTTGTGTAGTGTCTTTCACCCCGATCACAGGTGTGATTTTTCCTTTTTCGATCAGCTTTCCGCCGAAGATGGCTTTTGTAAACCAATCCATGTTAGACGACGGTTGATAAGTAAGTGATGAAATGTCGTAAATGTTTGCCATAATTTTATTCAATTTTTTTAATGTGAGAATATGCCGATGTGCCAATCATATTCAATATGTATTCGGATCAGCGTATTGGCATATTGATTATTTTCTTCTGTTGATAGTTTGATTAAGAGCCGCTGCCATGCGCTCGGCTGTGCTCATCTCGGCGGGAGACTTGCCTGTGCCCAAAAGCTGTACGGCAGGATATGCCGAAGGTGTCTTGCGGCGCATTTCTTCGACCTGTGTTTTGGTGTCTTCGAGCATTCCGTTTGCTTCGTCAAGGGCTTGCAACAGCTGTTCGATGGTAGCCTGCATTTCGGCAATCTTGGCTTTGAGGGCTTCTGCCGTTTTTCCGTCAAAGTCGGACAGCCTGACTCCTCTTTTCTTGCTTCGCAATGCTTGTTTGGCTTTAGCATCTTCGGGGTTGGTTTTATCGTCCGAAGGCTCTCGTGTTTCCACAAATTGTCCGTTCTCGTCTACTACCAGCAGGTTTCCGTTCGACAGGTTGTGTTCTCCCGCCGCCATTTGCTCGCCTTCGAGCGTCACAAATCCATCGGCATCCACATAAGCCTCTTTGCCGTCGGCAAGAACAAAGACCACATAGGCCGTGCCGCTGGCAGTCGTGTCTGCTTTTTCTACGGCATCGATGTCGAGCAGCATGTTTGCAATGCGCCCAAGCAATGTCTGTTTCACTTTTTTCTTTTTGTTATTCATACTTTTGTTATTTATGCGGGATAGGGAAACTTGCTGAGAGAAAAAGCCTTCGAGGGAAAATCCCTTTACATGCCCGCTCATCACTTCCTTTTCCCAATAGTTTTTGTCTTCTATCTTGTAGCTGCACATGAGTGTACCTTTTGGCAGGTCGCTAAATCCGAGTGCTTTCGATTTGTCGTTTTCGGGGTCTTCTACTATCCACAGTTCGGTGAGATAGTTGCCTGTGAGGGGAGACTGGTGCTGATGGGTGGTGCTATGCAGGGCAACTCCTGTTTTCATCATCTTGCGGGCAATTTTCTCTACCTGTTCCTCCGAAAAGCGGATGTAATAGTCACCCGTTTGCGGCGAATGGCGGTAGATGAGTTGTCCGGGTTTGAGCACAACGCCTGTGAGTACTTGCTTTGCGGTATCTCGGCTAAGATGTAGTTCCTGTTGTCTGTCGAGAGCGATAAAATCGACTTGGTTTGCCGGAAAGTCGACGAACGAAATGGCATAGATGCCCGTCAGGTCGTCGGCACTTTCGTCGATCATGCAATCGTAAATCGGTGTATTCATTTTGTTGTAAATTGTGGGTTCGTACTATGAGATAATTTTGAAAAAATAAAATGCAAATAAGGGGGAAGTTTTATGTAACCTGCGCCATTATTTCGGATTTGAAATCGGGATAGTATGAGCTTCGGGGTTGCAATTAGCAATCAACGGAGTGTAACGTAGTTAAACCCCGAAGGATGCAGGGAATAAACAGGGGATTACAAATCCTCTGTGACGAAAATCCCCTGTGACGAAGATGTAGGGGCAGTGGCTTGTCCGTGCCCGTTTATATACAGGCGACCACAAGGGATCGCCCCTACTCGCCAAAGGACGAGAAAGGAAAAGGACGGAAAAGAGAAGATAAATAATAAAGGGATAATACTAAAAAATAAAAACACCTCATTTTTGAAAAATAGGTGCAAAAAACGGCAGGCTTTTTCTTTTACTGTTTTCTTTTATAGTTTATGTTTTGTTTATGTTTATATATAAGGCTTACGGTTATGCTTTATATTTTGCAGGAGGGTTTGCTTGGGGTTATACGTTCTTGTATAGGGAATGTTTTGCTTGAGTTTTTAGGGTAAAGAGAGGGGATAGAAATGTATTCGTCTTTCGGGGTTTGCAACCCCGAAGCCTTATTGTAAGGATTTGTAATCCGAAAGAACGAAGGATGACAAGAAGCAAAACAGGGGATTACAAATCCCCTATGACGAAGATTGCAAATCCCGTTTAACGAAAGGTTATGCAATAAAAATTGTCTAAACAATTAATTTGTGTTTTATTTTAAGAAATAAATTAGCCTATTTAACAAATATATTTTAACTTTAAACGACAAAAACCTAAACCTCAAATATTATGAAAGCTAAACACTTGAAACTAGCAATTCTTATTTCCTTCCTTTTGGTAATGATAGGCTGTACGGACGACAATACAATTATTCCCCCAAAAGTAGAAAACAAAACATTAGCTGTCGCCGATACTGTATGCCTGATGTTTAAGTCGATGAATGGCAGTAGCGAAGGAGGAATAGAGGGTATAGAGACAAGTAAGTACCGCCAAGTGCATAATAGCCGGATGAACGGAGGTATGCTCAACTTTGGCGAACTGGTAAGAGATTCGTATATCATCTTTATTGAAGGAACAGACAGTGTAAAAATAAATGGATTTATAGGTTGTGCTTATATAACTCCTTTGGGCTGGGGTGACCAAAGATCATACACCGTTATAAAAGGTTTGAATGCGGTTTGTAAATATAAGTTTGAGGGTAATGCTTTAAGGATTCAATATGAGCCCTACACCGACAGCTGGATAACTTTAGGCTATGGCAACAAAGAAAAGATAGAGGTATATATTGAAAATAAGCATCTCTACGTAGAAGCTATGTACAAAGAAGGAGACTACATCAGTCCTGAAGCGGAAGAGCTCTATTTTTGGGAGGCAAAATACTCAACTTTGTTTAGTGTTCCTATAACTATTACTGCCGAACAGGCAAATACTATAATAGAAAGACAGAATTGGCAAGACTTTTTTGATGAGGTTAGTGCCAATTGGTACAACATACCTATAGGGCAATATTATGCCGAGACTTTCAAGACTGCAAGAGACTTGAAACATAAGTTTCAGGGAGCAAGCTGGTCTATTCACAAAATGACCTATCTGCCGAAAACAACAGTAAACTGA